GTCCTGAACTCCCGCCCCGGCGCGAAGGCGAAGATGGATCTGACGGACGTCCAGCGCAAGGCCGGATACAAGTGGCGCGTGGCCTACACCCGGCAGCTCGGCAAGGATCAGTACCTCGGCGGCCCGCCCGTCACGATGCAGGACGACCTGCTCTTCGCAACCGAGAGCGCGGCACGCCAATGGGCCGACGCCATGCTCAAGAAGGGCTGGTTCAAGGGACAAGGCGGCGGCCCTGAGAAGATCCTCAAGGCCACGGTGCTCATGGCCTCCCGCATTGGCGCGAAGTCCACCCACGCTGCCGCCGACAAGCCCGGGCGCAAGGTCATGGCCGAGTCCGACCCCGCCGTCAGCGCCAAGATCCGCAAGCTCATGGCCGAGGGCAAGCCCCAGAAGCAGGCCGTCGCAATCGCGCTCGACATGAAGCGCCGAGGAGAAATCTGACATGGCACAGGCATTCATCTCGACCGGGCAGCCCAACCTCCGACAGATGTCCGTGGACTCCGTCGCGGCGTCCTTCACCAACCGCGTCCCTACCGACGTCAAGCCGACTTCCGGCGTGGTGCTCGACATGGACCTCACCCAGGGCTACGCAAGCCCCAGCCTCATCCGCATCACGCCCTACGGCAGGCGCAGCGACAACAACACCTGGACGACCAGCGGGGCCACGACAAGCGTCCGCCTCATCGGCTGGCAGAAGTTCGACGACCGCAACAACTCGGGCGACATCTGGTGGATGCCGACGATCCTCGCGCAGTACAGCCTGCTGTTCGCCTCGGGCGCCACGCTGTATTCGTTCGGCACCCCGGGCGACATCGGGTTCTTCGGCGGCGGCACCAACCCATCTGCACCCGTGTTCCCGCTGCCCAACGTCTACACCCCGGGCGGCACTGCGGCGGGCAGCATCACCACCCCGGCGTCGTGGCTGGTCGACCTGGCGGGCGCGCAGCTCGTCACGGCCGACTTCATCGCCCCGGCACCGAGCGGCAGCCTGACCATCACGATGGGCCTCTTCTGGTACGCCATCTGAGATGCAGCGCAGCGCACGAGTCAGCAGGCCGGGACTGACCGGGTCCAGCCGGCAGTCGCTCCTGCTCGGGCGCGCCGGGGGCATCGTCCTCGAGGCCGTGCCCGACACGACCACGAGCACCAGTCTGCGCTGGTCGGACGGCGACCTCAAGGAGGACGGGTTCAAGATCGAGCGGTCGACGGACGGGGTGACCTTCACCCAGATCACGACCGTGGGATCGGGCGTCTTCCAGTACAACGACACCGGGCTCACCGAGAGCACCGAGTACTACTACCGCGTCCGCGAGTACCTCGGCAGCGACGATGGCCCGTACAGCAACGTCGCCGCGACCTGGACGGTCCCGGCGACCCCGACCAGCCTGACCGCCACGGCCACGTCGTCCAGCCAGATCAACTTGGCCTGGACGGACGTGTCGACGGGCAACACGGGCTACGTCATCGAGCGCCGTTCCCCTGCCGGGAGCGGCACCTACGTCCAGGTCGGCACGGCGGGCGCCACGGCGACGAGCTACAGCGACACCCTGCTGACGGCCTCGACGCAGTACGAGTATCGCGTGGCCGCGAGCAACCCGGCCGGCATCAGCGCCTACAGCAACGCGGCTAGCGCCACCACCAACTCGGCCACCATCCCGAACGCTCCGACCGGGGTCAGCGCGTCGCCAAGCACAGACGGCACGGCCGTGGCGGTCACGATCACCTGGACGGACGCGTCGAGCGACGAGGATGGCTTCTACGTCTACCGCAACACGTCAAACACCACGACGGGCGCGACGCTCCTGAACGCTCCGCTCGCGGGCATCCAGACCTACACGGACAACGCGACGAACAACCCGTCCGCGCCCCCGGCCATCGGCACGACGTACTTCTACTGGGTCAGCGCCCACAACGGCGCCGGCGAGAGCTCCAAGACGGCCGCCAGCCAGAACGCGACGGGCGGGGTCACGACCCTCAACGTCCCGGCCGCGCCGACATCGCTCACGGCGACCGCCACGAGCACCACGCAGATCGACCTCGCGTGGACGGACAACGCCACGAACGAAACCGGGTACACGGTCGAGCGCCGCAGCCCCGCCGGCAGCGGCTCGTACTCGACCGTCACCACCCTGTCGGCTGGCGCAAACTCGTACAGCAACACGGGCCTGACCGAGAGCACGCAGTACGAGTACCGCGTCTACGCGACCAATGCGGCAGGCAACAGCGCCAACAGCAACGCGGCAAGCAAGTTCACGATCCCCGCGACCCCCACGGGCCTGACGGCGACGGCGGTCAGCAGCTCGCAGATCGACCTGGCGTGGACGGACGTGTCGACCGGGAACACGGGCCAGCGCATCGAACGGCGCAGCCCGAGCGGCAGCGGGTCGTACTCGACCCTGACGACCGTCAGCGCAACGGCCACGACGTACAGCGACACGGGGCTGACGGCGTCGACCTCGTACGAGTACCGCATCGTGGCGACGAACGCGGACTACGACTCGTCGCCGTCTACGGCGGCGAATGCGACCACGCAGAGCGGGGCGCTGTCACCATCTTGGACCCTCGACTTCAGCAGCGGCTCCTTCAGCGGGGCGACGCTCACCCGCGCCAGCAGCGGCACCTACGTTGACTCCTCGGGCTACATCGCGTCGGCGTCCACGGACGTCGCCCGCCTCACCCACAACAGCAGCGGCAGCAGGCTCGGGCTGCTGGTGGAGGCAGAACGCACGAACGACCTCCAGTTCTCGGAAGACCCGTCCAATGCGTACTGGACGAAGTCCGGCTCCGCGATTAACAACAATTCGGGAGCGTTCTGGACGGCTCCCGACAACGCGGCGACTGCCGTGCTGTTGCGGCAGAACACCTCGACTGGCGTTCACAACATTACTCGGGCGGTATCAGCAACCACGGATGCCGTGTGCAGCGTGTTCTTGCAGAAGCAGACGACGAGCGGGGTCGGTCGATATGCAACGCTGATCCTCCGACGATCCAGTACCGATTATTACCACGCGACGTTCGACCTAGACCAAGGAACCGTGACCCAATCGGCCTTGGTAGGAACTCTCCTGTCCGCTACCGACCGCGGCATCGAGGCATATGCAAACGGCTGGTATCGGTGCTGGGTGCAAGGAACTCAGGCAAGCGCCACGCAGAACGTGACCATCGCTCTGGCCACGACGGGCACCCCGACCATGACCAGCACGGGTGAGTCGTACACCGGGGCGAACACGACCGATGGCGTTTACATCTGGGGTCTGATGCGCGAGGCAAACAACACGCCTCCGACCTCGTACATCAAGACGCCTTCCAGCGCTTCCGTCACCCGCAGCGCCGACCTCGCGCACGTCTTGGATTCCGCCATCACGTCGTGGGGCGACCCCGGTGCCTTGGTCATCCACTTCTACCCGCCTGGTCAGGCTGGGACGCTGCTCTCCACGGATGACGTGGCGAACGAGCAACTCGGCATTCAGGCCAACACCGTCACGCAGGCCCGTGCGTTCTGGTCAAGCGGAAACACAAATGCCGGAACCATCGGAACCGGGGTGCAGAAAGCCGTCCACTACTGGAACGGCACGAACTCCCGATTCTGCATCAACGGCGGGACCGTGGAAAGTTCCACGAACAACATCACGACCTTCGGCAACATCGACTACGTGACCTTCGGTGCGGAGGCGACGAGCTCGACGGCCGGGTATTCGCAGTACGCCAACTGCATCATCAGGTACATCGCTTTCTACAGCGGCACCCTGACCGACGCGAACCTCCAGACGATCACCACATGACCGTCTTCTACGACTACTGGCTCAAGGGCGAGGACGAGGCGCACGTCCATGAGGCGATGGCGGCGGCGGGCATCGGCCTGCTGCCAGCCGAGGAGTCGTCCTTTGACCCCATCGGCACGATCTGGGTGCCGGGACCAGACGTGGACGAGGACGGCAACCCCATCCCCGTGCCGCTCCCCGGCTGGCACGCCAACCTGCGCCTGCGCGACAAGATGACCTTCCTGCAGCGTTCGGCCCTGGAAAGCATCCTCATCCCACAGCCCCAGCACCCCGTCCGGGTCTGGGCAGGAGCAGACGAATGACCCCCACATCCCACCCCATCGTCGAGGCCGGCGACAAGGTCGTCATCAAGGGCGTTGAGCTCTTCATGGCCTTCGACCCCGCCATCGACGACGCCAAGGCCGACCCCGAGCTCAAGCGTTTCGACAACGAGCGCCTCCGCAAGATCGTCGGCGCCACGGGCAAGCACATGAGCCGGGGCTCCTTCCCCCGCGTGGTCATCATGCACGAGAAGGACGGCAAGGAGCCCAAGTCGGCGGTCGGCAGAATCCCGGCCCTGAAATACGAGGAACGGGATGGGGTCGGGTACATTGTGGGCGACATGGAGGTGGGAAGGGACATCTTCGACCGCTTGATCGCCACCAACGCCTTCCCCAGGCGTTCGGCTGAGATCTGGTCCGAATCCAACCACCTGAGCGAGGTGGCGCTGCTGGGCCGCGAGACCCCACGACGCCCCCTCCCCGACACGCACTTTGAGCGTGCCGGCCTGAAGATCACCTTCTCGAAGTCCAACCACGACCTCGCCGGGGTCGGGGGCGGGCTGAACACCTTCGTCCCGGCAGCAATCAAGGAGGAGGCTTCCATGCCTTCAGACCGAGACTACGGAGCCGAGCTCGATGCCATGAAGTGCGCCATCGACGACCTGGCCGCCACGATGAAGAAGAAGTTCGGCGAGGACAACGACGAGGACAAGGCCGAGATGGCCGGCGAAGGCATGGACTTCCAGGCCGACGAGGAGGAGGCCGAGGAGGGTGGCGAAGGCGTCCACATCGACATCGGCAGCCACGACGACGAGAGCGCCGAGATGGGCATGGACGAGGAGGAGGAAGTGATTGCCTCCCGTTCCACCTACGCCCTGCGCTCGGAGAACGCCCGCCTGAAGGCCCGCATGAGCCGCCTCGAGGCCGAGGTCAAGCGCGAGCGCTTCTCGCGTGAGATCGAGATCATGGAGCAGGAGGGCTACCGCATCCCCGAGGGCCAGCGTCCCGCGCTCCTGGCGCAGCTCGCCTCGGCCAAGGACCCGGTCGCCCTGCTGGAGTCGTGGCGCGAGCTGTTCTCGCGCGACCCCATCGGCGCCAAGATCGACATGAGCCGCGCGTCCATGCCCAAGGCGATGGCCGTGGGCGACGTCGGCGACCTCGTCAAGCAGTTCGCAGGCAAGCCGGATGAGTTTGCCAAGGCGATCAACTCCCGCATCAACAAGCGCTGAGGCGCAAGGAAACAGACACCCATGCTCAACTTCTCACCCAACCTCGTCGCGGGCGGGACCATCAACCCGTACCGCATCGTCAAGATGGACACGACCGCCTTCACGGGCGTGGCCGCCACCGCCGCCGCCGACTACGTCGTGGGCGTCACGGACGGCTCCACCCGCCGCTTCGACGCGACGGCCAACGCCTCGTCGGGCGACCCGATCAGCCTCCAGCCCTCGAACGTGGTGCAGATCGAGGCTGGCGGCAACATCACCGCAGGCCTGGGCCTGATCCCGTCGACCGCAGGCGTGGCGATCACGGCCGCCGGCTCGGGCAACGTGCCCATGTTCGTCGCCCTGGAGGCTGCCGCCAGCGGGCAGATCTTCTGGGCCTACCGTCTCCCCGCCACCAAGGCGCTCTGATCCAAACGGACCTTAAGGAGGTCACACAATGGCTTACGTCGCAGTCGGTGGCGGGCTCAACACCTACGTCCCGTCCACCAACGCCCTCGCAACGGGCGCTCTTCAGGTCGAGTTCACCCGTGCGGTGAACACGTTCCCCATCACCAAGTACGCGCAGATCGTCCCGGTCAACCAGATGACCGGGTACTACCTGCGGCTGGATTCGGACGACAACGTCCGCATCACGGACATCAACGCCTTCCAGTGGCCGCTGGGGAACGACCGTCCGGTCGGCTCCACGAACCAGCACGACTTCGTGCAGTTCGCCTGCGCCCGCTACGCGTACCCGTTCTACATCCCGAACGAGACCGTGAAGCAGGCCGCCTGGGA